AGTTGTCCAGCCTCTGAGAGACCGTTCTTCCTGGTAAAATCAGAGATGTCTTTATCTTCTCCCTGTATATAGATTTTCTCATACTCGGGATAAGACTCAGTCCCACGTCGTCCACCCTCATCATCATCAAACAGTACTACAATCCTTTTGTAGCGCTGATTGATAAAATCCCTGATCTCAGTAGTGATGCTGGTACTTTCTGACTTAGGGGCAATAGCCTCATAACCAAGACGTGACAACACCATTACATCCTTCAGGGACTTAGTAATGATCAGGTAATCTAATCGTTGTTGTAACTGTAGTAAACCCTCTACATAGTGCCTGGGATATGTGTTCATGAACTTGTTCAGTCCAACACTTAACGGCCGGTAAATCTTGTAGAATTTACCAATCCGGTAAGCAAACGTCATATCTCCTGCCTTTGCAGGATTGCCATCCCAATGGAGCCAATCGACCTGGGTAACGTAATACCGGTCGAGTATTTCCCTGGTTATGCCAAAAGAGTTCCACCAGTCCAAAGCTTTCGATGTAAACTCCCGTGAGGTGATCTCCAACTTCTTCTTAGGCCTGATGACGGGCTCCTTCTGCGGAGCATATTTTACATCTACAGAAGGAGCACCGTCGTACCCTAAACCAAAGTCATGGTTCACCTGTTGCAAAGCTTGCGTGTGATTGATTCCGTACTTCGCAGATATGAAGTCGAATACATCACCTATCCTGCCAGTCCCGTGATCACAGAACTTAAACTTGTCCCTGGTATTGTAGTACAAGGTAAAGCTAGGACGCAGATCATCTCTCAGCGGACTTTGCACAGGCACGTTGATGCTAGGTTCCATGTCCATGTAATAACAGAACAAGGTATAATCATCAACGTGTTGCCTGATGGATTCTGCTGACAGAATATGATTTGCATACATTCTGTCTAGCTGGTCCATCAGATACCTAAGTCTTGATTTTGTGTTACTCCAAGAATATCAGCTGCATCCTTGGCACTTTGCGGATCAGGTGCTGTAGTGTCATCTGGCGGAGGAATATCCGTGCTCGGTTTTGCGTCAGCTCTTGACCAGCTACTTGGCTTACCTTCCGGGTCACCTTTTCTGTAACCGAGATCATAGCTGTCGTATGCCAGCCTGCTTTGATCTTTCGGAACATCCATGGATTCCATGAAAGGAGCAAAGTTCGGTAATACCGGAAAAGCCTTGTGCTCACTCTGCCTGTTGAACTTTACTCGAAGCTTGGCAGATTTGGGCCCTATGTGCGGTTCGACCATTCTGATGAACTGAGTGATCTGGTTATCGTAGATCTTGGCTACGACCTTTTCATTGGCCAACAGTTGCATCCTTTCGATATCCGTCTGAGGAAGCTGTAGACCGGCAAAAGCATCAAACTTGATCTGATCACGTGTCATATACTGCTGGAGGATATGACTGAGGAATGCACGCATCTGTTTCATGCGCTTGAGCATATCCTCAGGCTCCTTAGTATACGAGTCGTACTTGTACGGCCAAATGATGAACTGAGAATCAAATTCATTCACCTGGTCACTGGAGCTGTTCAACGACTCAAAGTCATTGTCAGACTCTCCTGCACTGCCTGCGATATCCATGGTAAGAACCAAGGTACCGTGTTCATTCTTTTCAGCTTTCAACAGCTGAACATTGTCAATTATTCCAATTGTAATCATGTTGTGATTTGTTTAAGGTTCAGTCGCTTGTTTTCAGAAGAGGCTCATCAGCGTAATCTCCGCCATTGAGCTCACTCTCGAGATCAGGAGCATTTGCTGCCTGGGCATCCATCTGATCTCTTAAATGGTTCCGGCCACCAACTTCTCCTGAAACCTGTTCTACTACTGTCAAGGGATAAAACATAGCATTTTCCCTGCGAGTATAGCTAAACTTGCCAGCATCTTTCCCTTTGACAAGTTTCTTGGGAATGTTGTATATCCCATTCTGGGTAGACGGTATACGGTTTTCCCTGTTGATCTTCAAGTCAATGAAAGCTTTACCCTCAGCAAATGGATCCTTGCCAAGAACTTCCGGGAAGATCTCATCGATCATCTGTTTGCCGAATGTAGAGGCCCCCTGGTCAATCACACTGGACTTAGGTGATCCATCCTTTTTATAGGTAGTCTTGCCAAAAGCATCTACCTTGGCAGAATGCCTGGACACTGGTGAGATTACAATTATCTCAGGCATGTCCTTACCGGTTTTGGCCTTATAGGCTTTCTTGGCTGTTTGGTACTGTCCCCAATGCTTTGAGCTGAAAATGTCAAAGCCGTACTCAGGATTGGTACTGTCCTTGGGTTGGTACTCCAGGTTGAACTCTTTTACAAGTTCTTTCGATGGGTACATACTCCCATCAGGGAAAAGCCTTAGGTCCGCGTCAACCGGATTCTTGTCGATTCCGCCAAACTTGACACCCCCTGCAGAGTTTCTACCAGTGACCTCTTCAAGTTCGAGATCATCGAGAAAATCAAATACTTGATCTGTCATCGTCGTCTTTGTTTATAAATTGTACATCAGTTAATTACTTGCTATGCTATCAGCTGCAGCTTCCTTCTCCTTCTGATCACTCGTATCAGCAGACTTTTTACCAAGGTTGCTGTAGGTAATGATACGGCTTACAATTGGTGCCATATCATTTGGGATGTGTAGTTGATCAAACATCCCCATGGGCGTTTTTGCCAGGTGCGTACCATCGTTATTGGTGATGAAATAGTAGATGGGCTTCTTATCTGCATCAAGTGTTACAGCAGAATGGAAGACGTAGGTAAAATAGCTGGGGATATCAATTGTGTTGTCCAGCAATTTACCAGAGGTCCTCACACCGATACTTCCATCATCTTTTGGATCTGCGTGAGCAGCGAAAAATACATTCAGGTCATTCCTGTAAGACTGCATTTTCTCAAACATCATCTTATACATGTCAGCTCCGAACATATTCCACTTACCCCAGTCTTTGTTCCGGATAAAAGCATCGCTGAACATCCTGTTGTTCTGCAGATGCGTTGTGTCATCTACCAGGATATTTTTGATATGTGGACGTTGCGTAGCCGCAAGTTCAATAATAGGAGGAACATCCAGAATTTTCTCAACCCTGACCAGGTTTTTCTTTTCAGAGTTATACTGCTGTTCCCAGCCCCGCCAGGGTAGATCCTTATTGTTTGGAAGGATCATCAGTGTTGATGCAGGATCCAGTGTACGGAAAGCTGTTGTCTTTCCTGTAGATGCCGGCCCTACGATTAGAATTGATCTTGCCATTGGCTTCAGTCGTTTATAGTTAGAAATTGATTAGTAACAGTATTGTCAGCACTGTCAGTGAGATCACTACCTTTATCAGCAACTGCTTGTTGTTGATTTCCGGTAGTTCCATCTCCGATTTGTACCAGTTGTTCAGCTGGTTTTGTATGTACTTTCGCATTGGGCATAATGACTATGAGATTGCCCTCCGAATCTCTTTTGGGCAAACCCTGTTTGAATGCTTTGTAAAACTTATCAGTCATGACCTGGGGTAATTCCCGGAACCTGCCGAGACCACCCTGGAAATACATGCCGATATTGTACCATGCAGAACCATCTCGATTTTTCATGATGTTGATAGCCCGGAAATTATCCTGTAAACCCCACTGAGGGTCTTTATTGATATCATAGCCCAGATATTGCGTAATGTCTAGCATATAGGGATTAAATGCCCCTAAGGCCACATTGCAATCCTGACCCACGTTACCGGTATCCTTGAAATCTTCGAGAGTTGGTGCCAGGAGTGTGCCTTTGAATTTCTGCCGTTCAATGGCTGTTAAACCACGATGAAACTGAGAGATAGCTACTTGTGTATGCCAAAACTTGTTCCTGCCTTTTACAAGATAGGAACTCAATTCATCAATGGTTTTCTTTGTATTCCCTCCTGACGTGAGTGCTACGTGATCAACTATGTTAATGACATGATGATCAGGATCATTAGGCGTATAGCTTTCGATATACTCCTCCTGCATGCCATTTTCAATACGCACGTTAGTGTTGATAGTACCTACCTGACGTGCATAACTGACCATCGTATTCCAGATAGCATTGGGGGACATAGGATCATCATAGAATGAGATGTAGGAAAACAGTTCATCCATTTCCTGATCTACATCCTTTACGGCCTGGTAGACCTCATCACTGATTCTGTTCTTGCCTTTACTGAGAATGTAATTACTGTCTACCTGTATCTTGTATTTCTCAAACAGGCGGTAAGCAGTCCATTTGGCCCGCTTGGCTATGTAATTAATCTCAAAGCTGTAATAGTTCCAGTGTATGTTGATTCCTCTGTTCTTGTAGAAAAAATATGGGCTCAGTACAAAACAGTCGTCAGCTAGAGCTGTCTTGCCTGAGCCCGGCAATCCCCCGATTGCATAATATGTGGCTTTCTGTGTGTTTGAGAGATATATATTGAATCGGTTGAAACAGTTGTGTAATCCTGTATTCAAGCCTTTCCGGCCTCTCTCCACATGGTCCAGGAACTTCATGCTATTCTACCTCTTACTTCTTCTTCCTGTTCCTCTGCGCCATGCAATACAGCCTCGCAATACCCCTCCAATCTCGATGAGTCGTTCTTCTCAATGAAGTTGTCTGAGCATGCGATCATGTACCAGTTCTCTTTGCGTTTCTCCTCAATATACTTCTTAGTAGCCCTGAGGATCAATTCAAAAGAATACTGGGGGTGGTTCCTAACGAACTTCTGCATCTTCTTAAACAGGCTGGAAACGCCTGTACGGACGTAATATCCGCCGGATTTGACCCCTTTAGGCCATAGCTGGCTGTACATCTCACATAAGTCCCTAATATCTTTGTTGGAGGATGATTTACCCATCACCTCATAAAAACTGGGTTGGATCTCATATACGCCACGGATATTTTTGATGTATCCACGGGCAATGACCCAATCCAGCACTTCGCGTGGTTTTGCCATATCAGTCGTCTAGTCTTAGGTTAAAAAACCCCGCCAAGGCAGCGGGGTCTAACATATATCCAATTTATTGATAATCTGGTACTATTCCAAGCCCTGGTATACCATTTTTCATGACATCTCGCAATAATTTATGCTCGACGTTCGCGGGATTAAAATCCCTGAGAGAGCTATCTACCCACTTCTCGTCCTGAGTTCTCATAGCACAAAGCACTATCACATGACCTATCTTGTTCGGATCATTGGTTTTTCGCAACAACCTACCGGTTTTCTGTATCATGTGTAGCATATTGCTTTGTACTTGCAAAATGAGAGCCACTTCGAGATTTGGTATATTCACCCCCTCAGAGATTTGTCCTACTGCTGATAAGCGCAGAATCCTACCTTCCTTAAAGCTTTCAAAGTCCTCGTCAGAAGTCTTTGAATGATATCGGTGCTTACACAGAAGATTTGCATGTGCTATGGACCCGGCAAATATCAGAGTCTTTTTATCCTCAGGGATCATATTGAGGGCTAACTTGCCCACTCTGACCTTAC